CGGTTACTCTTTCTGAAAAATTATTGACTCCAAAAAAATTGGATTTACCACTTGAAATCTGTAAAGAAAATTTAAGACAAACGTGGTCAAGTGCTTCAATGGGATTTTCAGCGCATAACGACGTGATGCCGAAAGATATTGAAACAGCATTAATTGCAGAAGTTTTAGGTGATGTTTCCGAAGTAACTGAAAGCGATATTTGGAACGGTGACGGTTCAGCAAACGGACACTTTGGAGGTTTCACACCTTTATTTGACGACGACGCGGATGTAATTAAAGCAAACAACGGAATTGTTCCATTAGAAGCGGCAATTGATAAAGATAACGTTGTTGCTGAATTGGAAAAAGTATTAAACGCTATTCCTGTTGCAGTTAGAAAAAGCCCAAATTTAGTAATCGGAGTTTCTGATAACGTTGCTTTGGCATACACTCAAGCGTTGGTTTCAGCAGGAATAAACAACGGTTTAGGTTCTAATGATTACCAATTGAAATACGGTCGTTACACTTTGGAAATTATCGGAGGTTTAGCAGATAACACGTTTGTTGCTTACGAACGCAAAAACTTGAATTTCGGTACTGGTTTACTTTCAGACCATAACGAAATCCGTATTAAAGATATGGACGAAGTTGATTTGAGCGGTTTTGTTCGTTTCAGAATGGTTTACACCGCTGGAGTTCAATACGCAAATTCTAACGAGATTGTTTGGTATTTATCAACAACAGCAATTGACTAAGAAATTAATTTAATTATAAATCAAAAGGGTGGTGCAATAAACACCGCCCTTTTTTAATACAAAAAATATGAGTTGTTTAGTTTTAAATGGTCGCAACGAGTCTTGTTACGATTCAGTAGGTGGCATTGATGCGATTTACTTCGTTAATCGTGGAACGTATGTTTATCCAACAGATGTTACATTTGAAGTTGGTACGGATACAATTACAGCAATTACGGGAATTACAGAAATTTTTAAATATGAATTACGTGGAGTTAATTCATTTGACCAAACGCAAACGCCAAGTTCGGATAACGGAACTAATTTCGTTGCTCAAGCGTTAACTGTTCAATTGAAACAATTAACACCAACGATGCATAAAAACTTTAAGTTGATTGCATACGGAAGACCTAGCGTAATTGTTAAAAATAGAATGGATCAATTCTTTTTTATGGGTATTGAATACGGTGCGTCAATGACGGCAGGTTCAATCGTTACAGGTGCGCAAATGGGCGATATGAGTGGTTATAATATTACTTTGACAGCTAACGAGCGTATTCCTGCAAACTTCTTAAATTGCACAACTGAAGCGACGTTGGTTGCTTTACTTGACGATGCAACAGTAGTTACAGATTAATATTACTTTTTATTGGTTTTAAAAGGGAGTTTAACGACTCCCTTTTTTCATTTTAAAACAAAATAGAAACTTTTAATTATATAAGTATGCAAATAGTAACAGTAACACAACCGCAAATTTTAAGATTGATGCTAATTAGCGGAATTGATGAAATTGTGTTAACTGACGAAGCGGAAAACGTTCCTACAATTTATACTGAATTTACAACGGTCGACAAAGGTTATTATTACGAAATTACAATTGATTTGGATTTAGTAAATAATAGGTTTTATAAAATTGAAGCTAAATTTGAAGATACTTTAATTTGTTACGATAAACTTTATTGCACTGACGGAATTGATAACAGATTTACGCAAAGAGTTACACAAAATACATTCATTACATTATGAGTAATAATAATAATACTTTCGTTTTAAATTTAGCGGAATACGAAGCGCCGAAAATTATCGAGTCAAAACAAAAAGACTGGGTGACTTTTGGAATTGATAATTCGTACTTTCAATATATCATAGACCGTTATCGAAATTCGACCACGAACAACGCCGTTATTAACGCGATAACACACTTAGTTTACGGTCGTGGATTGAGTGCGTTAGACGCTTCTAAAAAGCCAAATGAGTACGCTCAATTAATGGCTATGTTATCTAAAAACGACGTTCGACAAATAGCAACGGATTTTTATATGTTTGGGCAATGTGCTATTCAAGTTCACTACAATGATAAACACGATTCAATCGTTAAAGGTTTTCATATTGCAGTTAATTTATTAGCACCCCAAAAATGCGATGCGGACGGAAATATAAACAACTATTTTTATTCTGACAATTGGGGAAACACACGCGAGTTTGTACCGAAATTAATTCCTGCTTACGGAACGTCAAAAGAAAAAATCGAAATTCTTTACATACGTCCTTATATGGTTGGAATGAAGTATTTTGCAATGCCGTCTTATATTGGTGGAATTGGTTATGCACTACTCGAAGAAGAAATACAAAACTATTTAATCAACGACACGCAAAACGGTTTTAGTGGAACTAAGGTTGTTAATATTATCGGAGAATTTACCGAAGAACAACAAAGAACACGAAGCAACCAAATACAACAAAAATTAACAGGTGCGCAAGGTAAAAAAGTAATTGTTTCTTTTAGCGGTTCTAAGGAACTACAAACGGAAGTTACTGATATTCCTTTAAACGATGCGCCAGAACATTATCAATATCTTTCAACTGAATGTACTGAAAAGATTTTATTAGCGCATAAGGTAGTTAGCGGTTTAATTTTTGGAGTTGCAAAGAGTAGTGGTTTTAGCTCAAATGCAGATGAATTAAAGACGGCAACGGTATTATTTGATAATATGGTTATCCGACCAATTCAAGACCGTTTAATCGAAGCTTTTGACACAATGTTAAGTTTTAACAAAGTTAGTTTAAAACTATATTTCAAAACTTTGCAACCTTTGGAGTTTGTGGACTTAGAAAATGCACAAACAGCGGAACAAGTAGCCGAAGAAACAGGGACGGAATTAAGCGAACAAGTTGACTTAAGTTCTTTTGGTGAAAACGTAAATCCTGATTGGTTGCTAATTGATGAATTCGAAGTTGATTACGATACCGACGAACAAGAAAACGAGTTATTAAGCAAAGAACCGAAAGTTGAATTAAGCGTAATTAAGCAAATAATTAATTTAGTTTCAACTGGAGTTGCTTTCCCAAATTCAAAAAGTGAACAAGACGAAACAATCGATGGAATTAAATTTATTACACGTTACGTTTATGCAGGAGAAGACAAAGCAAACAGCCGTTCTTTTTGCCGTTCAATGAAAAGATTTAATAAAATTTACAGAAAAGAGGATATTGAAACAATGAGTTTAACTTATTTGGGCGATGCTTACACAAATAACGAAGGTAGGAGAATTGGTTGGGGACCACGTGGCGCTTTAACCTTTGATAGATTCTTATATAAAGGCGGTGGAAACTGTCACCATAGATGGAATAAACAAGTTTACGCTTCGTTTAGCGGCGGTGGAATTGATGTTAATTCACCAAATGCAAAACAAGTAGCGGTTCGTAAAGCTGAAAAATTAGGTTACATAATTAAGAACCCTGAATTAGTTTCTCAAAGACCAATTGATATGCCTAATCGTGGATTTTTACCTAAATAATTAAAAGATGCCAACAGTTTTATTAATATCAACAGACGATGTAACAAAGTTCACCACGATGAGTGGAAATATGGACGTTGATAAATTTATACAATATATCGATATTGCTCAATCGCTTAGACTTGAAGAATATTTAGGAAGCGATTTATTAGAAGCGTTACAAACGAAAATCGAAAACGAAAAATTAACCGACCAATACGCGCACTTAGTTAACAAGTATTGCAAACCGATTTTGATTCATTACGCAATGGTGGAATATTTACCGTTTGGAGCGTTTCAAATTGCTAACAAAGGAATATTTAAACACACCGCAGAAAACAGCGAAAGCGTAAATAAAAACGATGTTGATTTTCTTATTCAAAAAGAACTTTTGATCGCGCAAGGTTTTGTTAAAAGAATGATTAGGTATTTATGTTTAAATTCAACCGATTTTCCTGAATATACTTTTAACAGCAATAACGATGTTAATCCGATGCGACAAACAAATATTGGTGGATTTTATTTAAACGAGGGTAATGAAAAAGACTACAGCTGTAGAGGTTGGTACTTGTAAAAGATACAAACCGAAAAAAGAAAACGTTAAGAAATTAGAATTGTTCTTAAAGAAAATAGAAGAAAATGAGTATAAAAATAAGTGAGTTACCTGTTGGGAGTGCGTTAAGTGGAACGGAAGAAATTCCAATTGTTCAAAGTGCGACTACAAAGAAAATTACAGCGCAGGACGTTGCGGATTTAACTGTTTGGGGTGGAATTGGTGGAGATATTACAGACCAAACAGATTTAATAACGGCTTTAGATTTAAAAGTTGATGAAGTACCGGGTAAAGGATTAAGCGCAAACGATTTTACGAATACGCTTAAAACTAAACTAGATGGAATTGAAGACGGCGCACAAGTAAATGTTAACGCGGATTGGAACGCGATAAGTGGTGACGCTGAAATTTTAAATAAACCTACTATTCCAAGTATTGCAGGTTTAGTTCCTTATACGGGTGCAACGCAAGACGTTGATTTAGGAGAATACGAATTAAAAGCTGGTCAAGTTGAATTCGACCAAACACCAACAGGAACGGCGGGAGTAGCTGTAATGCGTTGGAACAACACCGATGGAACGGTTGATTTAGGTTTAAAAGGCGGTAACGTAACTTTACAATTGGGACAAGAACAATTAGTAAGAGTTGTAAATAAAACAGCTACAAACATAAATTTATTAGAAGCTAATTACCAAGCAGTAAGGGTAACGGGTGCGCAAGGTCAACGATTGAAAGTAGATTTAGCACAAGCAACAAACGACGCTTTGAGTGCTGAAACTATTGGATTAGTTACGGAAACAATAAACAACAACCAAGAGGGTTTTATAACAACGAGCGGTTTGGTTCGTGGAATAAATACAACGGGTTCTTTGCAATCTGAAACGTGGGCGGATGGTGACGTTGTTTATTTAAGTCCAACAACAGCAGGAAGAATTACAAACGTTAAACCAAGTGCGCCAAATCATTTGATAATTATCGGTTATGTTGTTTCGGCACACGCGACGCAAGGTAGTATTTTTGTTAAGGTGGATAATGGTTACGAATTAGATGAATTACATAATGTTGCAATTTCAACACCTTTAAATAATCAATCGTTAGTTTACGAAAGTGCAACAACACTTTGGAAAAATAAAGCATTAACAACAGCTGAAATTGCGGATTCAACAGATAAACGCTACGTAACAGATGCAAATTTAGTTGTAATTGGAAATACAAGCGGAACGAATACAGGCGACCAAACGTTTTTAAATCCACGAGTTCAAACGGTTAGTTCAAGTGCAACGGTTACAGCAACAAGCACAAATGATATTGTAACCATTACAGCTCAAGCGGTTGGTTTAACACTAGCTAACCCTACTGGTGCATTTGTTGAGGGACAATCTTTGATTATTAGAATTAAGGATAATGGAACTGCAAGAGCAATTGCTTACGGCACTAATTTTAGAGCAATAGGAGTGACCGCACCAATTACAATAACGGCATATAAGACTACTTATATAGGTTGCATTTACAACTCAACAGATACTAAATTTGATATAATTGGAGTATGTACAGAAGCCTAATCTCTTTAATGCCTAAAATTAGTCTTGACCCTGATGCAAAGATATTTATTGCAGCGGCTGGAATTACAGATGCTACTCAAGTTAATGCTATTAATACTTTGGTTTTGGCTTTAAAAGGTTATTCTATTTGGACTAAAATGAAAGCTATCTATCCAATAGTTGGGGGTAGTGCGAGTAGTCACGCTGTTAATCTTAAGACTCCAGGAACTTATAATTTAACTTTTGCTACGGGGTGGACACATAGTTCAACTGGAATGACTCCAAATGGAAATACATATGCAGATACTAATTTTAGTATAAATCAAATGACTGCCTCAAATGCTGCATTTGGTATTTATTCAAGAACAAATGATACAATAGGATTAAAAGTTATAGGAGCATTTAATGGAGCTAATGTTTCAAGATGTTGGATTAATTTAACTAATGGTAATATTCAGATAGCAGATACAGGTCAAATTTCTTATACTGCAAATCCTTCAACAGGGTTTTTTATGAGTAGAAGAGATGCTACTAATTTCAATCAATCTTATAAAAATGGTGTTAGCTTAGGGAGTGTAACAAATAACTTTAGTGTATTTAATAGAAATTTTTACTTAGGGGCTGCAAATGATGGAGGGATTTCTAATTATCATTCCAATCATCAATTAGCTTTTGCTTTTTTAGGTGGTAATTCAGCATTGACAAATACAGATGCAGTTAATCTTTACACAGCGGTACAAGCATTTCAAACAAGTTTACTTAGAAATATTTAGAAAATGGAAGGAAGAATAGTAACAAACGAAACAGCGGAAAGTCTACAAGGTGTATTCTTTGACTCAGATACATTTTTTAACTTTGTTCAGGATATAAATGAAGTATATTTCTTATTTTTGAGTAGCTCAGATGAAATTGATATTTCAACAACTGAATACGCGTATTTATTAGAAATACCTTTGAGCGAATACACACCAAAACAAACACCAATTAATAATGAAAACTAAAATTACTCTTTTGCTATTGTCTTTTTTCTCGATATTAACACCTATTAAACCGCTTGTATTAATTGCAGTTATTGCGATCATTTTAGATACTTGCTTTGGAATTTGGCGAAGTTGGAAGAAAGGTCAAAAGATACGTTCACGCAGACTTTCACACACGATTTCTAAGAGTCTTTTATATAGTGGCGCAATAGTATTTATATTCTTATTAGAAAAGTTCGTTATAAGCGATATTTTAGGGCATTTTATAGCTATTGATTTGGTATTAACAAAAATGTTTACTTTCTTTTGCGTGGTAACTGAATTGAAGTCGGTTAATGAAAGTTATGAAAGTGTAACGGGCAAAGATGTTTGGAAAGCATTTGTAAATTTTGCGAAAAGAAGCAAAGAACAAATTGAAGATTTAAAAGATTAATCGTATATTTACATTCCATATTGTGTTTTTAGGTTAATTGAGCCGTTTGTTAATCCAGACGGCTTTTTTTTATGCTTGATTTTCAATGAGTTATAAAATAAATTAAAAATAAATTAATAAAAGTGTATTTAATTAATAAATAGTACTTATATTTGTAGACACTAAAGCGGTAAAACAAATGGAAACTTTATTATCTAAGTCAATCGAAGAAAGAACAATCAACTTAATGATTAACGGAATGGACGCAATAGAAGCAGTTAAACAAGCTATAATTGAAGAACAAAAGTTTATTGAAGAAATGATAGCTCAACAAACTGAAAGAAGCGTAAAAGCTAAAAATCAAATTTGTAAAAACGTTTATGGATTAATTCACTTAATAAATTAATTATGGGTTTCACGCATCATATTTGGGAATGTAAAGAATGTGAAAAAAAAATACTTTACACAAGTCGTCAACAGCACCCTAGTAAAACGCATATTTGTTTTGAAGGTAAATTAAATAAATTAGTTAATTTTCAAATATTTCTAAACGAAAAAGGACTTATAACAAATCACGATTGGGACTTTGAAAAAGAAGCAAAAAAATTTTTAAAAATAATATCTTAATAATTACCGCTTATAATTGAATAACACCGCTTAACACAAAAACAAAAAACACAATAATTTTAAACCTTAAATTTACAGTATGGAAACACTTAAAGAAAAATTTACAACCGTTTGTCAAGGGTGCGACGGTACATTAATGATTGAAGAACCTTTAATGGTTATGGGCGAAATCGTTTATAAAGACGTTGTTTGCGGTTGCGAAGACGGCAAAGAATTAGACTGGCAAAAAATAGATAGCGAAATTAAAGACATTAAAGGTTTAATTAAGTTATGCGAAGACGGTATTAATACTTATTTAGAACTTGCGAAAAATTACACGATTGAAAAAAACAAAGGTCTTGTATATTCAGCAATGGCAAAGTTGATAGCTTTTGAAACTGAATTATTAAGATTAGAAAATTATTTAGAACAATTAGAAACAATCGAATGAAAACAATAAACATAACTTTGACATTTGAAAATTCGCATTTTATTCCATTTGTATTGGAAAAAACAGTTGAACAAATTAAACAAGGTGGAAGCAACGGTAGTTTTTCAACGCAAGGAATTAACGTAAGTTACACGATTGAAACTATCGATTGTGCTAAACCTGAAAGAGAAGTAAGGCGCGAATTAATAAACGGAGTTATTCACGAATTTGTTAAATCTAATATATGAAAACCTACCTACTGAAAACAGAAACTAACGGAGTTGCAAACTATCAATTTGTTGAGCAAAACCACACGTTACCAAAAAACGTTAAATACTTTATTGTTTATCGACCTTGCATTTACAAAGATACTGAATGCGCAATAATTGAAAAGTCGTTAAATACCTTAGTTGTTTTATACGATGGCAAAGAAATTAGAACAAGTTATAGTTTAGTAAAAGAAATTGAATAGGTACCTGAGAAATACCCAACCCCTGCAGTCACTCGAAGTCTGGCGATTAAATTAAAATACAGTTGCAGGGGTTTATTAAAACTTACGGTGCAAGTTGAATTAATAGTATTGATTTAAAACCGTAGAAGTGGTGGTGTAATTGGTAACACGTCCCTAATTTAATATGGTGTATACCAGGGTTAGTGCAGGTTCGAATCCTGTCCACTTCACGAATTAATAAATAACCCCCGAAGCCTGATTTATCACGAATTGAGGGGGTTTAACAAGTAACCAATAAAAACAAATAATATGAAAACAATTTTTGAAAAGTTAAAAGAAAAAAACGTTTGTTATTCAGTAATTGTAAGTTTAGTTAAATGCAAACTTGTAAGTATTGAAGGAAGTAAAAAAGAGTATTCAATAATTATCCACCAAAACGATTTAGAAAAATTAAAAGGATTAGGATTTTATACAACCGATACTTATAAATTTGTAATTTACGAAAGAGATTTACAGGACGATGAGGTTTTAGAGTTTAAAAAAATAATTGCAGATTTTGAAAAAGTTCAACACGATAAAGATGGAAAAGTTTACGAACTAAAAAATAATTCTTTTAAAAAAATGTACGATTCTTTAAAATACCAAAAACAAATATAATATGAATACTTACACAATTACAATAGGAGCTTTATCGCTAATTACAGTCGGATTCGGAACGTTGTTTCGATTCAAGTACAAAACTTTAAAACAGTACTACGACCTGAAATGCGAACGTTACGATAATTTAAATCGACATTATTTGGAAACGCAAAAGATTTTTAAAGACGTTTTAGCGGATAATAATAGAAAGTCGGAAAAGGTAAAAAAGAAAGACGAACAAATTCACAACCAGTCGTTAATGATTAAAGATTTGGAAAACGAATTAAACGATTTAATATTAACGCACTCAATCGCTTCTAAGGAGGTAACTAAGTTGAATAATATATTAACTTACTTTCAAACTAAAATGCAGGGAAACAAACAATTTGAAAAATTAGTAAAGGATTTTAAAGGTGGCGAAGAATGAAAACAGCAGTAGAATGGTTGGCAAATGAAATACAAGAACAATTAAAAATGTTTTTTCCTGGTGCGACATTATATCAGCCAACAATTGAGAAAGCCAAAGAAATGGAGAAACAACAGATAATTGAAGCACACGAAGAAGGATTTTATAGTCCGCCTTTTAGAATGAGCAGAAGAAAAGAAGCAGAAGAATACTACAACGAAACTTTTAAATCAGAATAAAATGAAAGAAATAATTAATTTTCTTAAAAAAGTATTTACACATAATTACTGTGATACTTGTGTACTTACTAAAGACAATGTATATGTTGTAGAATATTATATAGAATCAGGATTTTTACAATGTGAAAAATGCACACAAGAAACCTTTAAAACAAAATAAGATGAAAGAAATAAAAGAAATAGTAGAAATAATATGTCTTACAGCTGCGGCATTAGGATTTATGTATTTTGTGTACAAAATGGTAAATGAAGATTAATTAACCTTTAAATCAGAATAATATAGTAGTTGTTGCTCATTAGTATTTATATACTATCTCAAACATGCCGTCGTAGGAATGACAACAACTACTTTTTTTAAACTTAAAAAGAAAGATGTAATGATATGAAGAAAAATAAAAAGATTGAAGAATTGCTTGATAAATGGGAAGAAGGAAACATGAGCGTCCAAGACTTATCAGACGAGTTATATATTTTATTTGATTATAACAAAGTTAACACATTTAAAGAAGCAGTAAAGCCATTAATGAAATGGTTATGTGAAAATACACATCCACATACTAAAGCAATTGTAACAGGCAACCTTGCCGAATTAGTTGAAGGAGTGGAAAATGTACACACTAATGAATTTATAGTAGATTAACCTTTAAATCAGAATAAAATGAAACAAACAGCAGTAGACCAACTAATTGAGAAAATGTCTTTAGAAGATGTTTGTAAATACTCTAATGAATTAGCAGAAGCCAAAGAAATGGAGAAAGAGCAGATTAAAGATGCCTTTAAAAGTGGAGATTCTAATGGAACTTTTGAAACAATAAATGCAGAAGTATATTACAAAGACACTTATTAAAACAAAATAAGATGAAAGCAAGAATAATAATTTTAATTTGGTTCACGCTAATCGGTTTGCTTTTAATTATCGGAATTTATAGTTGTTCAGCAAGTTACCATTTTGGGAAATTCTTAAAGAAAGGCGGAACGATTGACACTACCGAACGAATTATTTCAGTTGAGAAAGTAATTAAGGTAAACGGCAAGGATTCAATTATAACCGTTTTAATGCCTTTAAATTGTCCAGAAGTGCAAATACCTTTGACACGTCAAGAAATACGCTATAAATACAGAATACAGCGTGATTCAATCGAAACAATTAGATACGTTACTAAGTGGAAAACGAAAGAAGTTGTAAAGTTGGCAAAAGTTCAAAAGCGTAAACCGTTCAATTGGTTTTGGATAGGTTTAGGAATAGGTTTAATTATTCCGATTTTAACTAAATTTGTAATAAAAAAATTATGAAACCAACAATTGACCAAGTAATTAAAGGAATGGAAAAAATTAAAGCGGTTGTTTTTAAAGAGCCGTTTTCGATTAATCTTTTCGGAGTGCGAACAAATGAAAATACAGCGGACACGTTCAACGATTGGGGCGGTGCTTTCTATTGGGACGAACAAGGAAAACGACACGATCTAATTATTCCAATTACAACCGATGCAGGAGTTTATTATAGATTGAAACCTATGAATAAATTGGGAACGGCTATTCTGGTCCACGATAAACAATATCGCGGTTGTTATCATTTACTCGATAACGGGCACATGGGTAAAAAAGCATTTAGACAAATCAAACCAATGTGGTACTGGCGAGATAACGATAAGGATTCAAGTTTGGAAACAGGCGGAACGATTTACAACGAAGTTGCATTTACTAACTTTCATTATATGGGTAAAGGTAATAAAGTTGGTAATTGGAGCGCAGGTTGTCAAGGGGCAAATATGGCGAATATGAATGCACTTTACAAATTCGTTGAAGTACAAAAATCCAGAGTTTACAGTTACACACTTTTACACGAAACAACGATATAAATTCGGAGTCGATAGCCTGAATTTTGACCGCTTAGAAATAGGCGGTTTTTTTGTATCTTTGCTATAACAGTACCTGTTACGGTTCTCGTTGGAACACCGCACCCGAATAGGTCATTTCACGTAAAGGAAAGCGGAAACGTATAACTTATGACGAACCCCCTTGTAAGACTATTGACGAATAGAAACTGCAAGGGTTTTTTATGCTCAAGAATTTATTTTCAATTATTTTTAATAAAAGTATTGTTTATTAAAAAAATGTACTTATATTTGTAGACACTTTAAAACTAAAAACAATGGAAGGAAAAATCGTTTATTTATTGATACTTTATTCAATAGCGGCAACTATCAAAATTTTAATTCTTAAAACAAAATGAAAAACGAGCGAAACGCAGGACGCAAAAAAGTCAAGGACGGAACGAAGCTAATTATTACAGTTCCAAAGTTTAACAAAGCAAAAATAATCGAGTTAATAAAACCCTTAATAGTTTACGACAAATGACAAACGAACAGAAACTTTTAGCAGTCGTTGCTCTTTTACCCGTAATGGCGGATTTATTAGAAGACGTTAAAATTTACAATCAATCTAAGAAATACGGAAATCTTTTTATTAATGAAATTAGAAAGGTCGATAACACGATAATTAAGGATGCAGAACTAGAAGCTCAATAGCAACAAGTAAACATACAAAGAGCGTTTATTCAGTGGCTTAAAACGGAATTTGTAGCGCAATAAATAGTAATCAATAAAAACAAATATATGTTTAAATTAACAGGAACGCTCAAAGTAGCGAACGAAACACAAGTAATCAGCGAAAAATTCTCAAAGAGGGAATTTGTAATCGAAACAAAAGACCAATATCCGCAGTTAGTAATGTTTCAACTTACTCAAGACAAATGCGAGTTATTAAGCGCTTTTAAAGTAGGTAACGAAATCGAAGTTAGCTTTAATTTGCGAGGGCGTGAATGGAAATCACCTGAAGGCGAAGTTAAATATTTCAATACGTTAGAAGCGTGGAGACTGGAAAGATTAGACGGTAACGGCGAAAGTATTCAGGACAAAGCACGCGTTGACCAAATGAAAGCACACGCACCAAATGAAGAAGAAGATGACTTACCATTTTAAAATAGGACAAAAAATAAAAGCAGTTGACCCGTGTACAATGTACGATAGCGGTGAAGATGCTTTGATAGTTGATAAAATCTATAAAATAGTTGATGTAACTTTAAATACAATTAAGGTGAAAACTGAAATTGATGAAAGCCACACATTTGACAAGGTAGATTTTAATGAATTTTTTGAAACCGTTTAAATAGTAATTAAACCGTTCATCACAATTAAAAGTTTCGGACGGTTATTTAACTTTAAATTTGTAAAAAATACAATTATGGAAACAAAAAACATTTACCAAAAGCTTTACGAAGCAAAACAAGAAATCGGAAAAGTAGCGAAGAACGCTAAGAACCCGCATTTTAAAAACACTTATGCGGATTTAAACGCTTTAATTGATGCAGTTGAACCGATACTACTTGAAAAAGGTTTACTATTGTTACAACCAATTAAAGAAGGTAAAGTATTCACAGTAATAACAAACGTTGAAGATGCAACCTTTGTAGAAAGTGGTATTGATTTACCTAACGGAATAAGTCCCCAGCAAATGGGTTCTGCAATTACTTACTATCGAAGATATACTTTAAGTAGTTTAATGACTTTGCAAGCAATCGATGACGATGGGCAACACGCTTCGCAACCTATCAAAGTACAAAAGATTGAATGCGATGCGCCAACGTTTGAAACTATTAAACAAGCGATTTTGGACGGCAAACGTACGATTGAACAAGCTAAGGAAAAGTTTATATTTACAGGAACGCAATCAATTGACCTTTTAAATCTTAAGAAATGAATTTAGCAGACATTGAAAGCTACTGGCTTAAACGCGGACACTTTAACATTGAATTATATTTGAATTATTTACGAGCTAAAAACAAACAATAATGGAACATTTAGAACAGGTCGATATTGACCAACAAGCAAAACAGCACGATTACGAAACAGCGCAACCGAACGTAATTGATAAAACAACGCAAGGTATTAACGCAATAGTTGAAGCCGTTGAAAATGGAGTTGTAAATCCCTTAGATGCGTTTGCAAGTTTTAACAAGTTGGAAAAACTATTCAAAGAGGCAAAGGTAAAAATTGATGAAATGGCCCGGGACGAAGCTGAAAAATACACCGCTAAAACTTTTACTTTCGGAAACGTTGAATTCACACGCAAAGACGGCGCTAAAAAATTAAACTATTCAGAGGATTTGGTTTATAGCGATTTACAAGCGAAGTTAAAAGCACGTGAGGAACTGTTAAAGGTAGCCCAGAAACAAACAATGCTATTCGATAACGAGGGAGTCGAAGTTCCAAAAGTATCAATCAGTTATAATAAAGATTCGTTAATGGTTAAATTCAAGTAACACGATCTAAATTAATTTCAAAAGCCTTGCAGAAATGTGAGGCTTTTTTTTGGTGTAAAGTGTAAAGTGTAAAATACTTTACAGTAAGTAAAATAAAAAATAATTACAAAAAATATTTTTAAAATTCAATTTACTGTAAACTTTACACCTAAAACGGCTACAACCCTTATAAAATATAGAAAGTTACTGTAAAGTCAGGTGTAAAGTCACTTTACAGTAGTTTACAGTAAAAAAAAAGCACTCCGCCAGAGTGCTTTAATACATGACAAAAATAAATAATTCTTAAAATAAGAAATTACCTAGTACAAATTTAATAAAAATTACTATATTTGTACACGTGAAAGTTGATTGTGCGGAAGTCAACTTGTTAGTCACAAAGAACTTATTTAAAGCTCATTAGTTTGACAGCTCCGCACCAGCTTAAAATTAATGGGCTTTATTATTTTAAAACAACATTGGGCGGAATGGATGAACAACAAGCATTACTTTTTTTAGATTACTTTTCAGTCATTACGATTGGAGATAGTAAAAAGCCAAATCACGAATGGAAAATTTGTCAATCTGAAAAATTAAACGAAGAACAATTTTTAATCAAATTTAAGAAACCAACAACGCAAGGAATTGGAATTGTAACAGGATTTGATTTTTTAGAGGTTATCGATATAGATACAAAAGTATTTTCTACTCAACTTGAAAAGGATGAATTTTGGAAAGAATATTACCAATCTTTAAAAGATAATATTTTAGACTTTGAAAATAAGTTTTCGGTTTACGTAACTAAAAGCGGTGGTTATCATATTTTATACAAATCAAAACGAGTTGTTGGAAATACTAAAATAGCTAAACTTAAAGGACATAAAGAAGCGATAATTGAAACGCGCGGAATTGGTGGTTATGTTTTTGTTTATCCGGGAGCAAAGTTAGAAAAGACACGTTCTTATTTTCAATTGGATTTTATTTCAGATGATGATAGATTGACTTTGTGGAATATTTCAAAAGCTTACAACTTTATTGAAAAAGCACCCGAAGAACCAAAGAAAGATAAACGAACTTATCAGGAAGATGAAATAACTCCGTGGCAGGATTTTAACGATAAAACTGATATTTGGAGCGTTATTCAAGATGATTTTTTTATTCCTACTAACGGTCAAAAGAAAGACCATTATTTAATTAAAAGACACGGAGCAACGTCAGCACATAGCGGTTATGTTTTTAAAGATAGTGGTTGTATGTTTCTTTTTTCAACGGGTACTATTTACCCAAATGAAAAGTTAATAAGTCCATTTGTTGCATACGCTTATAAATACCACAATGAAGATTTTAAAGCAGCAACTAAAGATTTATACGAACAAGGTTTTGGTAGTAGGTTAAAAAAAGAAATTGAACAAAATAAACCAAAGATTGAAAAACCTTTACCTATTGGAAACATTGATTTTCCTTTAGATATTTTTCCAGAAGAAATTAGATATTACATTTTAGAATGCCACAAAAAATTAGATGCAAATATCGACTATATGGGTTGCTCTTTAATGTGGTTAATTTCTGTTTGCGTTGGTAACACTTACGATGTTGAAGTTAAAAAAGGTTGGAACGAACCTGCGGTAATTTGGTTGGCAGTTGTTGGTAAAGCTGGAATAGGTAAAACACCAAGTATTGACAATATTATTAAACCATTGAATAAATTAAACTTTAAAGAAATAAAGAGATATTCAGACCAAATGGAGGTATTTAATTACTATAATGATTTAACTAAGAAAGAAAAAGAAGAACACCCAGAACCACCAAAACCAAAGAAAACACAATTTATCGCGAATGATATTACTTTGGAGGCACTTGTTGATTTACACCAAGAATCTGATAATGCAGTTGGAGTATTTAAAGATGAACTTGCGGGGTGGTTTAAAGATATGAATAAATATCGTGCGGGTTCTGATTTAGAATTTTGGCTTTCTTGTTGGAGTGGTAAAAGTGTTTCAGTTAACAGAATGACGCGCAAAGGTTCGTTTATTGACAAACCGTTTATTCCTGTTTTAGGTGGTATTCAGCCAAGTATTTTTAATACGTTTGCAACAGATGAAAACAAAGATAACGGATTTTTAGATAGAATGCTTTTAAGTTTTCCAGATGCAAAAGTTGAAGAATACAACGAAAACGAAATGCACCCTGCAGATATTCAATGGTATTCAGACACAATAACAAAGTTTTATCAAGGATTGAAAAATACTATTTTAAAGCGCGATAATGAAAACAAAATTTTAACTCAAACAATTAAATTTAAGCAAGAAGCAAAAGAGGAATGGAAAAGGATTTTTAACAAAATTACTCGTGAGCAAAACAGCGAAGAGGAAAACGAATATCTTAAATCGATGTATCCAAAACAAAAATCTTATATTCCTAGATTTGCTCTTTTAATTCATTTGTTTGATAGTAATTTTAATAATAAAACAACCGTTAACGAAATTTCTAAGGAGTCAATTTTAAAAGCTGAAAGGTTAAGCGATTACTTTGTAATGAACGCAAAGAAGATTAAGATTGAAGCTGCAGAAATTAAGGAAATAAAAACAGCAATGAAAGGAGCTGAAACAACATTTGATAAATTACTAGCTATTTATAAATCGGATAGTAATTTTAACAGAACAAAAGTAGCTGAACAATTAGGAGTTTCAAGGCAACAAATAATTAATTTAATTAAAAAAATAGAAGAAAAATGATACAAGAATTATTAAGTTATAATGACTGGTTAAATCAATGGTTAATTGAAAACTGTAACGAAAATAAACAACATTATTTTGAATATGTTTATAAGATAAGTGAAAGCGGAACTATAATATTATCTAAACAATGTCAAAAATGCGGAATGAAGTTTTCGGGTTCAGCAATAAAGCATTCTGATGTACCTAATCTAAAAGAAAAAATTGCATTAAATGAAATAAAAAAACACAGTGAAGAATTAGAAAAGAGTGGACCAACTTATGAAAGGTATCAATCTGAATATATTAATTTAAAAAGACAAAATCAAATACATAATTGGAGATTACAACACGCTGAATATTTACAAACAAATCAATGGAAAACAATAAGACAAAAAGTATTAAAAAGAGATAATTATTTGTGTCAAGGTTGTTTAGAAAAACCAGCAACAGAAGTGCATCACAAAACTTATGAAAATTGGCAAAATGAATTAATGTTTGAATTAATATCTGTATGTTATGATTGTCATCACAATAAAATACACAAAAAAAATGACTTATAAACTAATTTACGCTAATTTCCAAGTTTGGTATTTCCCGAGCCGTCAATTAGCACTTTGGAAGAAAAAACAACTAATCGCAACAGGTAATTTTTCACGTGAATTTAAAATAGAAACAGTTTGAAAAATGATAATTTAGATTTCTTTTGGTTTTACTCAATATTAGGTTTAATATTTTGGTATGTTGTTATTCACTTCTTAATTAAATTTTGGTAATGCCTATTTACACCCTAAAACAATTCATTGAATACGTTCATATGGTAGATTGTTTAAATACTTCTATGCCAGCTTACACCGTTCCTAAATGTAAATATTCAGTAACTAAACGCAAACAAGTTGAGGAAAAGATTTCACGATTAATGATTGATAGAAATGGAGTCCCGTGGGAACACGTAGAAAAAAAGAAAGTTACAAAGGAAATTCACGATACCAACGGAATAACAAAATTAATTCTCGATTATTTACGTTATGTTTACAACTCAAAGTCAATACGCAGGATTTCAAGTGAGGGAAAATATCGCAAAGGAATTGGATTTATTCCAAGTTCAAATAAAGGAATGTCGGATATTGAAGGAATTGTTTACGGAAAATTCTTAAGTTTGGAAGTAAAAATTGGAAAAGATACAATTCGAGATTCGCAATTAAAACGAAAAGCTGAAATAGAAAACGATGGCGGAATTTATTACCTTTGCAAATGGATTGATTTTGAGCACTTTCAAAAAGAAATTCAGGAATTAATACCGATACAATGAAAATAGGAGATAAAATAAAAGACACCGAAGACGGCGATTGTTATTTTGTTGGCGAAATAGTTAAATTAAACATCTTTAAAGGAGTTGAATATTACAAAGTAATTCAAGTTATTTGGGACGGCATAGACCACAAAGACGATAAATTAATAGGTCAGATAATAGCGCCACGTTGGTGGTATCTTCAAAAAGCAGAAAATTGAAAGAGTTAAACCAAGTCGCACAGCATCACAAAGAGTGGGTTAATACCATTAAAACATTTGGAGAGCGTAATTTTGCAGAAGATTTGGTGCAAGAAACTTATTTGATGCTTTACAAATGGTCGACACCAGAGAAATACTTAACTAACGGCAAAGTGAATAAAGGTTATATTTGGCTTTGTTTACGAAATTCTTTTTTATTATACCAACGTGAAAAAAAGAAAGCGATTAAAGTTGATTTAGAGGCTATTAAGGAACTAAGCACAAACGAAACAAACATTGATTTTTTTGAAGCTAAGGAAAAAATATATACTTTTATAACTCAAGAAGTTAAAACGTGGAATTATTACGACCAAAACCTTTACAATTTACACATAGAAAAAAAAATACCAATGCGTAAAATTTCACGAGGTGCGGATATTTCACTAACTTCAATTTATGAAAGTTTAAAGAGCTGCAAGGAACGATTGAAAATTGCAGTTGGAGAAGATTACGAAGATTTTATAAACCAAGAATACGAACAAATATGACAACAACACGAAAACCAAGAACTAAAAAACCGAAAGGATTAGGAGATACAATTGAAGCAGGATTACAAGCGGTCGGAATTGACAAAGTAGCGAAATGGATATTAGGCGAAGATTGTAATTGCGATAAACGTAAAGAGAAACTAAACAAATTATTTCCTTATAAAAAAGCTAATTGCTTAACTGAAAATCATTACGAATATTTAACTGATTTTTTCGAGCGTAAACCAAATTCAATATTACCAATTGAACAGGAAGTAATTTTAAAGATTTACAACAGAACGTTCAACACAAATGTAGGGGCAACGCAATGCGCAACCTGTTGGATTGATATGATTGATGAGTTAAAGAAAGTATTTAATTCATACGAAAAGTAATTAAAATCTAAATATTAGATTCTATTAGATTATGGACAAAAGAGCAAATAACGGAAATAAAGGACACTCTACAAAGGCAGTTGGAATTGATAAAAGAAAAAACGAATATAAAGACCTTTTAGATTTAGCAGCAACAACAGATGAAATTGTTGAAGTTATAAAAGTTTTAAAACAAAAAGCAATTCAAACGCAAGACGTAAACGCTATTAAATTATTTTTGGAATACTATTTAGGAAAACCAAAAGAAACAATTGACCAAACAATTAACGTAAACCAAACCGATATAAAAGACCTATTTAACTTTGATAACACTAAGCGAGAGATATAAACCGTTAGCGTCGGATAGTAGGTATTTCATTTGTACAGGTGGCAGGGGTTCTGGAAAATCATTTGGAGTAAATTTCTTTTTGTTACTACTTACTTACGAACAAAACCATATAATTCTATTCACGAGATACACCTTAGTTTCAGCACATATTTCTATAATTCCAGAATTCATTGAAAAGATTGAATTGTTAGGAAAAGAACACGAGTTCCATATTACGAAAGACGAAATAACGAACTTAGTAACTGGCTCTAAAATAATATTTAAAGGAATTAAAACAAGTTCTGGAACACAAACGGCAAATCTTAAATCGTTGGCCGGGGTAACTTGTTGGATTTTAGACGAAGCCGAAGAACTTACCGATGAAGATGTATTCGATAAAATAGATTTATCAATTCGTCATAAGACAAAACAAAACCGAGTTATTTTAATCTTAAATCCTGCAACAAAAGAACACTTCATTTATAATAAATTCTTTGAGCAAAAGGGAGTTAACGAAGCGAGTAACTTAACGAAAAACGATGTTACGTATATTCACACAACTTACGAAGATAACGCCGTAAATCTATCGGAATCGTTTTTAAATC